CTGCAAGCCAGCCATGCTACGCTCGGCCTGCATGAGCGAGTGAGCCTCAAGGGCTTCCATCTGCCCTCGCCTGCTGTACCTGGACCCGAGGGCTTGTGCCGTGGCCGCCCTCGCGTCATGCATCTCGAGGCCCTTGAACGAGCGGGCGGCAGCCTCGATGTCTCGCTGGAGTTGCTGCAAGGCAGACTTGCTCAGTTGCCCTGTCGTCGCGACGCGGTCGTGCAGTTTCGTGAACGAGTCAGCGAGTTGGTCAACCGCGGTGTGTGCTTGCGAGCCATAGCCCGAGGTCTGCATGCCCATGGCACGCTTGCGGAGTTCCGCGATCTTGTTCATCTCGGTTTCGAGACGTTTCGTGTTCGCGAACTGAAGCATCGAGGACGGGTCGACACCGTCAGCGATGCCGGCCTTGAGCATCCGCTGCAACTTCTGGGCATCAGTCCAGATCTTGTCGAACGACCTCGACGTGTTCGCGGTCATGCGTGCGAACGTGCTGTCGAGGTTCTGAGCGAACCCCTTCGCGTCACCGGCAAAGCCAGACAATGCCTGTCTGGCCTGGCCGGTGTTCACGGTGACAAGTGCAGAGATCTTCGAGAGATAGGATGCCATTTTCAGTCCCCACTTTTCTTTGCTTGCGTGAGTTTCGACAACTCTGCAATCATCTGCTCGTTTGTCTGGCGAGGACTAACGGCGGCGGGGATGAACGACTTGCCTGGCGGCACCCTCTTGTAGTTGCCACTGGCAGCACAAACGGTCTGGCAAATGCGGGCCGTCTGTTGCCACTGGTCTGGCAGAGGCCACCGCTGGTGGTACGCGTACCATTCAGCGAGTTCCTCAGAATCAATCTCTACAAGTAACTGCCTAACGGACATGCCGAGAGTGGCGGCCAACATGAAGTAGAACCGCCGCTCTGGCCTGTCCTCTAGTCTTTTCCCAACTCGTCAATAGCCTCGCCTGTGAACGCACTGTGAGCGAAGGCCTCGTTGAAGAGCCGATTGATGACGATGTTCGACTTCTTTCCCAGTGCCTCTACATCGGCATCTGTGAATAGGAGTTCCCCGTCTTCACCGCACAGGCTCGCCGCGAGGAACTTCACGCGGAAGTTGACCATGTTCTTTTCGGTGTAGCACGCCTCGAACTTGTCGCGTGCGGTACCCGAGATGACTCGTAGTCCAACCTTGCCGCCCCACTCGGGAACATCAACGAACTTGATCTTGATGTCGTCTGCTGCAAGGATCGAACCCTTTGAAAGAATGCCCATGTGTTCCTCTACTACGGAGTACCTATAAACTGTGTCCACTGGAACTCTAGTGTACCTGTCACCACGGCTCCTGTGGAAACATTCTCCGTAACCTGCGTCAGCAAGGCTCCGTTGAGGGACAAACTGTACCCGTTCGCGTCGAGGTACTGGAATGCATAAGACTGCCCGAGGTAGTTGCTCATGTTCACTCCGGTACTTTCGCGTGTGTACTCCACCGACATCGTGGCCGTCCCCGCGTAATCACCGGTCGGGATCACGCGGGGAGCGTTGCCACGAGGATCGTAGAGGTACGGTATGGTGGTCGTCTCTGGCTCAGGCGAGGTGTAGGTAATCGACCTTGGACGGATCGTGATCCCATTCCAAGTGATAAACCCGCCAGCCGAGATGAAACCAGCCATGCTCAGGACACCCGGAAAGTAGCGTTGCCGCGGACAAGGTCACCCACGGAGGCGGACACGGACGAGGTCGAGATCGTCGCGTTGCCAGAGTAGGAGATCGGGCCAGTGATGGCCAGAGCACCGCTGGTGCCGCTCGTCAGGATGTCGCCGAAGTATTCGATCTGCACCTCGGCGTCCGAGGCGAACCCGCCAACGTAGATCCGACGGTCGTTCGGTGCCACGCCGAGATCGGTGGCATCGACGAGATCCTGGCTCTCGTTGATCGAGACGTTAGTAACCGACAGCGTGGTGCCGCCGAAGGTGAAGGTGAGCCCCTGTGAAGAAACTGCCATTTCAAACTACTCCTTGAGGTCTGGCTACTGCTGCCAGCGTACTTGGTAAAGTTGCCGGACCTCGTAGGCCAGAGGCAACTGAGCCCCTGCACCCTGAGGTTCCACGAAGTCGTCGGTCTCGGATACGAGCCGTATATCTACTATTCTAGCATCTGCGACATCCCCAGGCTTGCCGTCCAGGGTCTCGCGGATCCTGTCACCAATATCCCGGGCCTCCGAAGAGTCCACGGCCCAGGCCGATACCTGGATGTGCG